GCGCCAGGCGCGAATGTCTCGCCGCCTCGACCAGACCCGCGAGATCGTCGCTGTCCTGTCGCAGAAGCACGACCCGCAGACCGCGGACGAGGTCACCATCATCGCGGCCGAGATGATCAAGGCGGCGGTCCTCTATGCCACCGGCGACGGCGAGGACGTGATGGGCGGCAAGGAGCTGAAGTCCCTGGCGGAGGCGCTGCGAGCGGCCCAGGCAGCACAGAACCTGTCTTCGACCCGCAAGGCTAAGGAGACGGCCCAGCTGCAGGAGCGCCTGGGCGAGGCGGTGGACGCCGTGGCGAAGGCCAAGGGCCTGTCCGCCGAGACGGCCGAAGCGATCAAGGCTGACATCCTGGGAGTGACCAAATGACCGACGCGACCGATCCCTATGCCGTCACGGCAGACGAGCTGCGCCAGTTCATCGAGCGCTACGAGCAGCTGGAGTCCGAGAAGTCGGACATCACCGAACAGCAGCGCGAGCTCATGGCCGAGGCCAAGGGCCGGGGCTACGATACCGCCGTCATGCGCCAAGTCATCGCGCTGCGGAAGAAGAAGCCCGACCAGGTTGCCGAGCAGGAGGCCGTCCTGGAGTTGTACAAAGCCGCGCTGGGGATGAGCTGATGTCAGATGCGAAACACGAAGGCCTGCCCGTGGCAGGTTACAAACCGCAGAGCGCGCAGTCGGTCGAGCTGGTCAATGGGATGAAGGTCACGGAGGAAATCGTCCTTCGGTGCCTCGACGATCTGGCCGCAATGCCCGAGGTGGACAAGCGCTGGCTGGCCATCGGCCGCACCCAGATCGAGCAGGGCTTCATGGCCGTGAACCGTTCGATCTTCAAGCCGGGCCGGGTGCCGTTGACTGACGACGTGCCGTGATGCTGACGATCGAGGTCAAGCTGAACGGGGTGGTGATCGCCGAAGCTAGTGCGCGCAACATGAGCGAGCTGGCTGATACCAGCTCCTACTTCGTGGTCTGGAACGAGACCGAGTGCGCCGAACTGGGGATCGAGGCCCAGGGCCGCAAGTTCGTCATCGAAGGCCACCGCCGCCGCCAGACCGCATGGGCGCTGGTCGCCAAGGTCGTGATGCGCATCCTCGGTCAGATGACCGGTGAGCCGGAGGGCAAGAGGTGAGCGCCCTCGGGACCAAGCTTCGCAAGGTGGAAGGCGGTCAGGTCAGCTACTGGTGCCCCGGTTGCGACATGGCTCACGTGGTTCGCGTGGAGCCGGTCGAGCCCGGCCCATGCTGGTCCTGGAACGGTGACCTCGACGCGCCAACCTTCCAGCCTTCGGTCCTGTGCCGATGGGAAAGCGCAGTGCCGGCCGTGACGCCAGAGAACCTGGCCGAGTGGAAGCAGAAGCCCTGGCCGCAGCGCAAGCAGGTCCACATCTGCCATGCCTTCGTGACCGACGGGATGGTCCAGTTCCTGGCCGACAGCACCCATGCCCTGGCGGGCAAGACGGTGCCGCTGCCCGACTTCGGGGTCGTGCAATGACCGTGCCCCTGACCGAGAAGGCCTGGGCGGACGCCCGCGCGGCCGCTATGGCCTCGATCCCGGCCGAGGTGCAGAAGTCGGGCCTGCCTGCCGTGTTGTTGCCCTACCAGGCGCGCGCCGTCGGGCTCCTGGACAGCGCCTGCCCAGTCCTGTTCGTCGAGAAGTCGCGCCGGATCGGGCTGACCTGGGGGCTTGCGGCCTATGCCGTGCTGCGCGCCGGTCGCCAGAAGGCGGCGGGCGGGATGGATGTCATGTACATCTCCTACAGCCGCGAGATGACGCGCGAGTTCATCGACGCCTGCGCCATGTGGGCACGTGCCTTCGACAGCGCCGCCGCGGCCGTCGAGGAGACGCTGTTCGACCAGGGCGACGGTGACAAGGCGATCAACGCCTTCCGGATCAAGTTCGCCAGCGGATTCGAGATCATGGCCCTGTCCTCGGCCCCACGCGGCCTGCGCGGCAAGCAGGGTGTGGTCATCATCGACGAGGCCGCCTTCGTCGACCAGCTGGCCGAGCTTCTGAAGGCGGCGCTGGCCTTCCTGATGTGGGGCGGCCAGGTCGTCGTCTGTTCGACGCACGACGGGGCAGAGAACGCCTTCAATCTTGCAATCCAGGAGATCCTGTCGGGCCGGTCGAAGTATGCCCATCTGCGGATCGACTTCGACCAGGCGCTGAACGAGGGCCTCTACCAGCGCATCGCCCTGGTGACCGGCAAGACCTGGACGCCAGAGGCCGAAGCGAAGTGGCGGCAGGACATCATCGACTTCTACGGCGACGGGGCCGAGGAGGAACTGTTCTGCGTCCCCAGCCTGTCGTCCGGCGCCTGGCTGTCAGCCCCGCTGATCGAGGCGCGGATGACCGAGACCACGCCGGTCCTGCGCCTGGAACTGCCGGGGAACTACCTGCACCTGCCGCGCCTTGAGCAGCTGATCCACCTCGCCGAGTTCAGCTTCGACCTGGCCGCGCAGCTGAAGGCGCTGGACATGGACGCGCACTATGCCTTCGGCTTCGACTTCGGCCGGGTCTCGGACCTTTCAACCGTGTCTTTGCTGGCCATTGAAAGACGGCTTAAACGGCGCGAGGCGCTGTCGATCGAGATGCGGAACGTGCCGGGGGACGAGCAGAAGTCCATCGTCCGACAGGTCCTGACGGCCGTCCGCCGCCGCCTGGTCGGGGCCGCCTTCGACGCCACTGGCATGGGCTGGACCGTGGCCGAGGACATGGGCCGTCTCTTCGGGCTGCGCGAGGACCACGAGGAAGGCTCGGGCCTGATCATGGCCGTCAAGTTCACCGAGGAATGGTACCGGCTGCACATGCCGCCCCTGAAGGCCGCGTTCGAGGATGACGAGATCGCGATCATCAAGGACCAGGAGCACCTGAGCGACCTGCGCACGGTGAAGCTGGTCAGGGGCATCGCAAGGGTTCCCCCGACCCGCGAGGGCGAGACCGGCAAGAAGCGCCACGGCGACTATGCCATCGCCCTGGCGCTTGCCCACTGGGCCAGCCGGATGCGCTGGGTGGAGTACGACTATCGCCCGATCACCGCCAGCCGGCAGAGCGCGGCCCAGGGGCCCGACGACGATGACGAGGCGCGCGACCCCTATCGCCCGCCGCTCGGGTCCGGACTTAGAGGAGCCATCTGATGAAAACCGCCCAGCTGCTTGACCATCGCGGTGAGCCGGTCCGCAAGGCAGACCTCAAGGTTGAGGTAGCGGCCGCGACCACCTCCGGTGTCCGGTCGCCCACCACGGGCTATCCCGGCGACGGGCTGACGCCCTCGCGCCTCGGGGCGATCCTGAAGGAAGCCGACGCCGGGGATGCCATCCGCTACCTGGAACTGGCCGAGACGATCGAGGAACGTGACCCCCATTACTCCGGCGTCCTGCGCACACGCCGCCTGGCGGTCAGTCAGCTACCGGTCACGGTCAAACCGGCTTCCGACGACGCGGAGGATGTCGAGAAGGCCAAGATGGTCGAGACCTGGCTGGACCGCGACGAACTGGCCGACGAGATCTTCGACATCCTTGACACGCTGGGCAAAGGCTATTCGGCGACGGAGATCCTCTGGGACACCTCGGAAGGCCAGTGGATGCCGCTGAAGCTGGAACTGCGTGACCCGCGCTGGCTCCGCTTCGACCGGCACAACCTGACGACGCCGCTTCTTCTGAGCGAGCAGGGGCAAGAGCAGCCGATGCCCGCCTTCAAGTTCATCTTCGCCACCATCAAGGCGAAGTCCGGTCTTCCGATCCGGGCAGGCCTCGCGAGGATCGCGGTCTGGCCCTACCTCTTCAAGAAGTTCACCGAGCGAGACTGGGCGATCTTCACCCAGACCTACGGCCAGCCGCTGCGCCTGGGCAAGTTCGGCCCGAACGCCAGCGAAGAGGACAAGCGCACCCTCCTGCGGGCCGTCAGCAACATCGCCGGCGACTGCGCGGCAATCGTGCCGGAGTCGATGATGATCGACTTTGTCGAGGCGGCGAACGTCGGCGCGGCCCACGCCCTTTACAAGGAGCGCGCCGAGTGGCTGGACGAGCAGGTGTCGAAGCTGGTCCTGGGACAGACGGCGACGACCGATGCCAAGACCGGGGGCCTAGGATCCGGCAAGGAACACCGTCAGGTCCAGGAGGACATCGAGAGAGCAGACGCCAAGGCGCTGGCGGCCGTCCTCAACCGGGATCTGATCCAACCCTGGATGCAGCTGAACTTCGGTCCTCAGAAGGCCTACCCGCGCCTGATCATCGCCCGGGAGGAGTCGGAGGACCTGAAGGCCTTTGCTGATGCCGTCGGTCCGATGATCGACCGCGGGCTGGAGGTCGACCAGGCGGAGGTGCGGGAGAAGTTCGGGCTGTCGGCCCCCAAGGCGGGGGCAAAACTGATGGCCAGGCGCGCCCCGGCGGCACCTGCAGCCGACCCCAAGGGAGCAACGGGCGATTTAAACGGTGTAGGAGCCGTTTTTAAAGGGGGTGAGGCCTCCGGACGTATCGTCGAACCCCAAAGCGAGAAAAGGGGCTCCACGGCCCGGAAATCCGCCCCATCCCCGGATGACGTCCTGGCGGCTCGAATGATGGTCGAGACGGCCCCCGCGATGGAAGCGATGCTGGGTCAGATCGAGGAGATGATGGCGAAGGCCACCAGCTTGCCCGAGCTGCGCGAGATGCTTCTGGCTGGCTTCCCCGATCTGGACTCGGACACCTTGGCGCAGGTGCTGGCCGTGGGGCTTCTGGCGGCGGACCTGGGCGGGCGGGTCGCGGTCGAGGAAGAGGCGGCAGAGTAGGGCAATGGCCGACCTCGCGGCGATCTTCGGCAGGCCCTTTTCCTATCAGCTGGCTGCCTGGCGCATCCGGCTTGGCAACCAGATCACCACGGCAACCTGGAAGGACCTGTGGCAGTCACAGCATGACCGTGCCTTCACGGTGGCGGGCGCATTGAAGGCTGAGCTGCTGGCCGACCTCGCCGCGGCTGTCGACAAGGCGATCGCGAACGGCGGGACGCTGGAAAGCTTCCGGGCGGAGTTTCGCG